CGTTTCCTGCAGAATGCTCTGTATACGTTTTTTATCGCCATCAGCAGCACCGACGATACTCAGACCATCCTGACTGCCTCGACGGATGGTTAAGTTGCAGTTTTCATACTGATTCTGGAGACGGGTAATTAATTCTTTTTCAAGCGCAGGAACGGCACCTTCCGGAAGCTGTTTTGTCCGGCTGATAACAAGTTCAATTCTCATAATTCCCTCTACATTTAACTACTGTATATAAACACAGTATACCTGTTAGAAAGAATATTCAAGAGGTGAATAGCACTTTTTGCAAAAGCTAGCATGTTGTTTCATATCAGATTTTAGGCGAAAAACCCGCCGAAGCGGGTTATGACGCAACACTTCATGCCGGAGTTTTCCGGTCCGTCTTGTTGTGAACCTCCCAGAGACTAATGCCACAACTGAACACAAACTCAGCCAGATAATTTAAGCCGGACCATTCCCGGATGCCGCCGCGCGCCGCTTCCACAAATACAGCGATATCCTGATCACGCCACACTCCAAACAGGCGCCAGCCGCCACTGTCAGTCTTAACGGCTGCTATACGCGTCAGAACACCAGTCTGGTACAGGTCAGTGAACGCAGGTTTCTTCCTGGTTATTATTCGCATATCTACAAACCTAAGAAATGTTGATTACAAATCACTGATTCGTATTTTTTGATTTTTCACTAATGCCGATCACAGGACCGGCATGTAGATACGGGACATTAGCTCTGCTCTGGTTCTGGTGCTGCTGGCAGCGGCATCCAGTGCGTAACCAAGATATGCTCAATGCAGTTCATCTGATTGCCGCCTCGCATGTCAAAAAATAGTCCAGAATGCTCATCAAAATATGAAACATAACGATATCCCAACTTGTTATGAACAATTACTTCTTGCTCGTCTTCTGGCATCCGCTCACTACAGCTTATCCAACCATCCGGAATTACCGGCGCTGACTGCTCTTTAATATGCAGTCGTGGCTCACCGTCTTTCGGTTCAGGCCATTCGCGCTTCTTGTTCACCGCCAGCTTTTCCACCATCGCCAGGGCAATCTGCTCGTCAGTAATACCAGCGCGGCGTTGTGCATCCCATAACAGGAATTGCATATCAGCCCATTCGCTGAGGTCGCTAGGTTCTGCGGCAGTTTCCAATGCCTCTTTCGAGAGGTGCTTCAGTGGACCGATGGGGCCAACATCGCCGAATGTGGCATCAGACCATTCAGCATGTTCACGGCGAATACGTTCGCGTTCTGGTACTGGTTGCGAGACTGTGTATAACGGGATAACGCGATACATATCAGCATCCTTACTGACAGGTTCAACTGTGAACATTTCGCAAAAACCGAATGTACGTAAATCCCGCAGTTCTTCAGCGTCAGTCCACGCCACAGGTTCAGCGGTAAGCGCTGCCAGCGCACGCTTCAGCACAATAAGAATTTTGGCGTCGTCATCGTTCAGGCCAAATGGAATATCGTCGCGAGTGTTTTCAAATTCAGCGATGGTCTGCTGTAGCCATTCTTTGGTAATAGTGGTCATCTCAATACATCCTCCACACTGATTAACCCCTTACGGCTCAAATAGTCCATTGCGGCACCGTATAACTTGCTGTTCGGCTTGGCGTTTCTGAGTGAGTGGGCCAGACGCTTAATCCACATCGTGAATTCTTCCACTTGCTTTTCTGCTTCTTCCAGTTGCTCCCGCGCATCCCGCATATCATCACGCAGCGCCAGCGCTACGGCCTCTGTTGCGTCTTTTTCCCGCTGGAGTTGAATATTCTCGTCAAGCAGCGCCAGCATGGTGGCGGGGTTGGCTGCGGCGATAAATTCCGCGTCACGTTTCTCAACAGTATGGGCCAACGTCACTTCTTCACCGCAAAGAGAAAATGGCGTTACCGTGATGCCATTGAACAGTGATGAGGTGCGGCGCCAAGTCCCCGGCGTAGCCTTTTCCGCCACTTCACGCAGCGCACGTTTGTCGATTGTCATGCTGCACCTCCAAAAATCCATTGGTTACCTGCGTGCGCCTGGAATTTGCAGGACGTATCAGGCATAACCAACTCATGAACCACTTCGCCTGTTTCAACAAAGTAGTAGTTGCTGTCTGTAACGTTGTTGATGAAGAATGCCTCACGCTCGCGCCATGACATCTCACCGAGAATACGCTGCACCTTTTTGGTGATTGGTCGGTAATCAGGTTCTATGCCAGCCAGTTTTGCCGCCGCGTAGTTGTGGTGGCCATCCATCAGGATGGTGTATTGCTGCCCACGCAGAACTATCGGGTAAACAGATACGATAAAACGCTTAAATCTTGCCGCTCTGTCGTTTACCTTTGCCTTGTCGAGGTAGCGCTGACTGCTGATAAGCGGACCTTTGATGTTGCTCATTGGGCTACCCCCTTGTTGATGCTCATTTTGGATGCTCCATAAACCTGCATTACCTGGCTTTTCTCCAGTGCCGGTAGCGCTGAAAATCCGGTTGTCTTGTTGCAGCTATAACGCTTCAGGTCATAATCAATTACTGCCCGCTGGTCACGAAAAACGCCGCACCGCCCGTGGCGGATGAAACCTCCGCGCACTAACGCGATCTGCAGATATTTCTCCGCCGTGGTTCGGTGCACGCCGAAAATCGCAACGACGTCGTTCGTCGTGATGCGCCCCTGCTCTTTCACCAGACCGATAATCCGCTCAAGAATAATCATCCGTTCGCTGTGTGTTTTAGGTCGGGCCATTTTTAACCCCTTATTTCACAATCCGGAGGTGGCTAACGTTTTTCCGGTAGCTTCCCCAGTCAAAATTCACCCACATCCCTCCGTCCATCTGGAGGCGATCGATAACCCTCGCGCCCAGTGAATCCAACAGCCCCTCGTGGTTAAGATTCGTCAGAACGCCAACAGGTCGCATCGATGAGAGACGGCGATCGATAACCTGATTGAGAATGACCTTCTCACCACTGCTCCCGCGCTGAATACCGACTTCATCCAGTACCAGCAGGTCAACTTTGCAAAGGTCATCAAGCAGGGACGCTTCTGATTGCCCACCGTCGTAGCACTCACGAACCCTGAGCATCAGGTCAGGAATGGTTACCACCAGAACGCTATGACCGCCGGCCAGCAGATGATTTCCGATTGCCGCCGCAAGATGGTTTTTCCCGGTTCCCGGACCACCGCTGAACACAAAGCTCGCAAATCCGCTACCGAAGTTCTGGGCATAACTTTTTGCCATCGTGTACGCTTTTCGCTGCCCCTCCCCGCTTACTTCGTAGTTGGCAAACGTACAACTACGATGAAGATCCTGAATGCCAGATCGTCCGAAAATCTTCTCGGTGCGGGATTTCTGATTCATCCTGTCAAGCTCTTCACTGCGTTTACGCCCTTCGGCTTCCTGCCATGCCCGCCACTCATCAGCAGTCGAGAATTTCGGCTGCACACTGGCTGGGATAATTCTTTTCAGGCGATCAAGCGCACTGCCAGTACCGATTACGTTTTTCATCGTTACCCCCTGAATCCGGTAGGGATCGAATTATCAGGTTGAGATATTTCGTTTACGTCACGACGCTTTTTGCTCGCAGTTTCCTCAGGAACAAGTAGCCCCCTCCACTCATTTTCCATGGTCAGTTTCACCACGAACTCAGGGCTATGCCCCTGCGTCCTGTATGCTGTGAGTTTATTAATCGAGCCGTTGGCCCCTTGCAGGGTTTTAATTGGCTTACCAAGTTGTTTGCGATAACCCACCCACTCCGCCCAAAGAGTCGGGGATAGCCATTCCGGTAATTCAATCGAAAGCGGATTAAAATTATTTCTATCTCCCCCCGTGGGGGATTTAGGGGGATCTTTTAATTCTTTTAGATCTTTATTCTTATCTTTATTAGTTGAGTTTCCGTTAGCATTCCGCTCTAACGAACTTTCAACGAGCGTTGAACACACGTTGCTTTCTCGTGCAACTTTCATTGTTTTATTGGCTTTTCTCTTTGCTACTGAGGCCTTTCCTGCGGCAGAACGTTGTTCCAGCTTCGCATGAACAGATGCCAAATCCTGTTCAATACGTTCATGTATCCATTCTTCACCATTGTCGATAAAAAACTCACTTAACGACTCTTCAACGGAAATCCAACGCTCGTTATCAAGTCGTGCAATTTTTGCTAAACGACTTTTCGGAATAGCTCTCCCCGTTTGCCAGTAGTTAAACATCAACAGCAAATAAGCCCCATGCTCCTCTGTAGACAGATGCATGGTATCTGCCAGATAATCAGCTATGTACAATTGCATGTAAGGTAAAGCAGCCATAAAATACCTACAGACCATGGAGTTAAAATGAACAAATTCATAGCAACACCGCACAGACCTGAAATTTCTGTCAGATACGATGAGCATGACAATTCGCTTACAATTTCTATCAATCACTGCCCTGGTGTTAATTCGGAAGAATTGAATATCTGCCGAGAAATTGAGATGCACGTAGGGGAAGTTCCTCGCCTGATCGACGCCCTCACTAAGGCATACGAATGCGCTACTGGAGAGAAGCCTTAAGCCACATGGTGAACTTTGCATAGATACCCCTGAATTTAATACGTTGGAGAGTTCGTCTTTTCTGCGTATTTAAAGACAATATCAACGCACTGAAAGACGCATTTCTGGCAGATAGAAACGCCAGCCACTTCAACATTCGTCTTTCCGCAAAAAGAGCATTTGTGGGTTGGCTGGATGTTTACCTCGATACTGGTTACTGACATAATTTCCCCGCAATGAATTCGCAATGAATTGCACCTGAAAGCCGTTGGTGACCCCTCACCGCGGCTTTCGCCTTTTTGGTTGCTGCCATTTTCAATCCCACCCCAGCGCATCCGGCCTGGCTCGTTCAGCCTTTAGCCCGGCATCAGCGAGAATCTCTACAGCTGTGAGATAGTTTCTGGATACCAGTACCGCCTCCGGTGGCGCGGCCTGAATCCCAAGAAAAGCCAGCTCTTTCGCCATGTTGCAGAAATATCCCTCAGCTTTACGCCTGCTGACTGTCGACTCGCTGATGCCCATATGCTCGGCGTATGATTTCTGCCCTACTGATGCAAGCCGGTTGAGCAGAACACTCTCTATCTCAATCGGGTTGATTTCTGGTGGGTCTAACTTTCGTGCAATTGCGTTCTCCATGGGTAAATATCCTCTATGGTTATTTGGCTGATGCCTCTTGGCTTGGTAAGCCATCGGTTGGGTTTGGGTAGAGATCAGGACGCAGTTCGTGTGGGGTGACTTTCCAGTCAATAGCTCTTGCCACTCGAACTACAAGTTCGCCGGGAACTTTGTTTTTAAACCAGCCGTTAACGGTCTGAGCACGGCGACCAAGTCGGCGTCCCAACTCAGCCTGGCTACACACGGAAAGGATCTTGCGTTGAACAGTTACTTTCATTGGTCGGTCTCATTGAGTGAAGATACAACCAATTATTCAAATTTAATCGATACTGTCAAATTATTTCGATAGCCATACCTACAGAAAAAATCTGTATAATGAAACCATGTAATTGTGCGAGAACAAAAAATGAACTTTGGAGAGCGTTTACAAAGAGTGCTTAATGAGACTGGGATCACCCAATCTGAGTTAGGTCGTAGAGTCGGCGCTACCTCTCAATCAGTTAATGGTTGGTGTCAGTCCGGCATTCTTCCCCGAAAAGATATCTTAGAGTTGTTACCTAAGGCCACGGGTAAGCCGTTGTATTGGTTCTTCATGGAGGATGATGAGGAATCGGATGTGCCTGAACGTCTAACACAAGGTGGTCCAACAGATCTCAATGACCGACAAAAGCGGCTCTTAGAAATATTTGATCAGCTACCGACTGTTGAACAAGACCGTTTTATTGAGCTTGCAGGCACCAGACTTCAAGAACTAGACGATTTCATGGCTGAATACCAAAGACGCAGAAAAATAGAGCCTCCTTCTCGCTAAACCAGCTTTAAAACTACTAACCGCCTTAACTGGCGGTTTTTTTATGTCATTAATTCACCCACATCTCGCTTTCTTAATCTTCCCTGTAAAATTAATCATCAAATTTAATTGACATATATCGATTGAATCGATAATACTTAACCTATCAAACGCAGCAACGAGTCATCAAGGCAGGACGCCCACGAAGTAGCCGCCCGGGGCATACGAAGACCGGGATGAGATGGCAAGGTTAACGCGCAGCAGGTGTAAAACGTTCCGCTGGCCGGCGATAAGGCAAACGAGGGTGAGAATGATTGATTTCGCACGTAAACCAGCTCGACAGCAGGCTGTCCCGCTCAACCGGATTGAGGTTTTAATCCGCCGCCTCTGCTACCTGCTGGCACAAAAAGGAGATCCGGATGCTTAAACAATGCGGTTACTGCCGCAAATCCATTGATGAAGGCAAAGAAGTAAAAAACACCCTTCTCTATCTCAACGGCTTGCAACTGGCGCGCAAAGAAAAGGAATATTGTTCCAGGCAGTGCGCTGAATACGACCAGATGGCGCACGAAAGTTAAATAGTAGTTCCGAAATATGAAATGAAAAATTCGCCATTAATTTGGCGTGGCTTCCTACACCCTGAATTTAAGACTGGAGAACTTATGGAAATCTTAAAAATCGAAATGAACCTGAAAGCAGTTAATAAGAGCATTGCTTTATTCAATTGCGAAAAGAGAGTCTCAGGCGTTATTCACTCAAATTCAACTGGCGAAACCACTGTGATTCTCGACGGTGGATATGTACTCGGAAAGTTCGACTGTCCTCATTGTGCTGTAGAAGCCATTTCGCTGCTCACAGTCAAGGTAAGTGATGGAGAACAAGCAGGGTTTGGTAATTACCGAAGTTACAAGCTTGATTACACAGAAAAATTTTATCAGACCATCCATTAAGAAAACGCCCACCGAAGCGGGCGTGCCCTGTCCGGTCCAACCGACCAAAGCGAACCGGACCTAACAACCAGATATATCGGGGTGCTGTTAAGGCACCTCCATTCTACACGAATTGAGGACAAAACAATGAGTGGAACTAATCCTGTATTTTTAGTCCGCAAAGCAAAGAAATCATCAGGCCAGAAAGACGCTGTACTCTGGTGCAGTGATGATTTTGAAGCGGCAAATGCAACACTGGATTATCTTCTGATTAAATCCGGTGCGAAGCTGAAAGATTATTTCAAAGCTGTCGCTACTAATTTCCCTGTCGTTAACGAGCTGCCGCCGGAAGGCGAACTGAGCCTCACTTTCTGCGATTACTATCAGCTCGCTAAAGACAATATGACCTGGACGCAAATCCCCGGCGTCACCCTGCCATCATCTGAAGCCGCCGCCGCGGCGCGCCAGCATATCGTCGATGGTGTTGATACCGAAACAGGCGAAGTGCTGGAAGACCACACCGAAAATTTTGGTAACGAAAGCAACAGCCCTGCCCAGGCAACAGCCCCAGCCCCCGAGCTAACGGTTGTCGCAACTATGCCCCTCCGTCACCGCGTTCTTGCTCAGTACATTGGTGAAGGTGAGTATCTTTATCACGTCGATGCCTCCCAGAAAAAAGAAATTCTGCGTCTCGAAATGGACACCGATAATTCGTATGTCCAGAACCTGCTGCTTGCCGCCGAGAATGTTGAAGCGTTCAAGAAAGCTATCGAGCACGATATTCACAAAGCAGTGAATGCGTATAAACAGGTATTTCCTGTCGA